CTTCAGTAATATCCCACCTCCGAAACAATCGTATAGAATACTTGGCTCTTACGATACTTCTGCACCTTATTGGGGCAACTAACTACGCTTTTGACAAAGCAAGTGGAGTGTGTGTTTGATGGCATATAAATATGGCAAGACGTTTAAGAAAAATGGCAAGTTAGTACGATATAGATATACCAACGGTAAGAAAAGTACGAAGAAACTTGTTCCTGCTAAAAAGACATCTAAGCGTTCGCGGTGATTGCTATGATGCAAGAGATGTACGAATGGTACATGGATAACTTGTTCCCTGAACATAGAAGGCAGGCGATTAAGCATGCAGAGAAAGATGCACGCGACCGTACGAAGCGTTTAGCTAAGCGAGGTTCTCGTCAAGGTTCACCGGAGATGATGACGGTGGAAGAGAGATATCAATATTTGATGGATCATCGTATGTCCAGGTTAATATCCCGTTCCTCGGGTTCTGGACTATCTAAATGGGACCGTATTGGTGCCCCATTAGTTGCTAGTACGATTGATTGGGCTATTATTATCAATCCAATTGGTCCTGGCGGATGGCAGGACCCGAAAGGGCGACGCATGAAGTTGCAGGCTGTTAAGCGTCAATATGATAGATATCATGAATATTCTAATTGATGTATACAAACCTTTATGTATACACGGCCTCTCGTCTGTTTATGAGCGGAAAACTCTACTGGCGAATAAAGAAAGACGGAAAATGGACATGGAAACCTGTACCTGAACAGCATGTATTGAATGTGCTTTCGGGTGGTTATGAAACCAAGGTGATGGTGGAAGAAGAATGAAGTGTACACGTTGTGGAACGAATGTAGATCGAGAAGCCCACGACCGTGGGTTATGTTTTGACTGCTATTGTCAGCTGGACATGCAGGATTATGAAGCGCACTTGCAGCTGAGTGATAAAGAATTAAGGAAAGTTATTGATAAATCGTATTCGATGGATGATAGTGGAGCCGTGTTGGTCGGCGATGATGCTATTGTCCCTTTACTGGAGGAAGAATAATGCCGATGTTTCGTAAATATGACCGATTAGGATGCGGCATGGAACCCCAAGGGTATTCTGCGATAAAGAAAGCGGGATTATTGTCCCGTGAATGGTGTTTGAAGTGCGGTCATCGATGTTGGATGTACCGTGGTGATAGGTTTCGCTACATTGCGACCAAACCCATCTATTGAAAGCCCGACTCGGAAAAAGGCGACCCAGTAGAAGTATTTCTGCGGTCGGCAGGACCGAAGGTTCTACTTTTTCAGGGCTCAACGACACGGAAGTTACAAAGACTGTCACTGTCGGTGGAGGGGTGAGGAAGAGTAGTAGTGCATACCTGTGTGCCTATCTAGGCTGATTCGAACGGACTACGGGTGTGGCGAGAACGAAGTGTTAGGGGAGATATATTTTTAGACTATCTCCATCTCGCCACATCTATGGCAAGAAAGAAGAGTTCATATCGAACTATGAATAAAATAGAACCTGCGGTTCAAACTTTAAACTTTAATTTCAGTGTTTCCGCAGGAACAACTGTAAATCAAACATTGGATATTTCACAATGTGCATCTCTGGTAAATCGTCGATTTTATCGCCAGGGAATTAATTGGGCAGTTTCTGGAATCAAAGTACTTACTACAGGTGAGAACAACACTGGTTCGATAACTGTGCAGAAATTGCCAGAGACATGGGTTATGAGTAACGCATGGGAAAAGGGATTCCGTGCTTGGCAGCGAATGAATAATGAAGCATTGGAGGAATCTGAATCTGTTAGACCACGCTTTTTGGATTACAAGGTCTATGCAGATGAATTACATCATACGGCCGGATTTGGTGCTAACTTGTTGCCTTTGAGTTCGGCTGGAGGATATACTCCTGGAGAATGGCAATCATCGAAGATGACAGTTCCATTTGGACCTGCATCTCCGGGTAATGTAACCGATTTTGAGATTATTGCAGTTGGAGCTAACTATCCCGGCCCTTCGCCGGCTACAGCGATAAATGCAGTATCTTTGATTGAAGGATATGCAAACTCTCGTGGTTTGCCTAATGTTTTAGACCCGAATGCTCCCGCTGATGCTGTGGATGCAGATGGTTCAACTCCTGAGAATTGGTTGGCTGCTACCTTTAATGATGGTACAGAGCAGACTACTGAGATTATTGAGTCAATGGTAGGTGCATTGGCTGAGAATAATATTGCACCATATCCATTTGAGAATGATGGTGTCAATCCTGATACTATGTATCCTGGCGGTGCTAATCAGGGTACTGGTTTACAGGTTCATGATACTGAGTTTATTACACCGACTACAGTTGGAGGTACTAGCAGACTCAAGGGTGGAATGTTCCCTTGTGGACTTGCTAGATTTGTTTGTGTTAATTCTGGCGATCAGCCGATTTCATTTACCTTCCAGGTAGATTTGGTTCCTGGTAGTCACAGAGGATATCTTTGCGAACCAATGACGGAGATGTGATTTTGATGTCAGCAATTAATCCAGAGACAGTCAAGAGTGTGGTTACTGCTTCTTCAGTAATATCCCACCTCCGAAACAATCGTATAGAATACTTGGCTCTTACGATACTTCTGCACCTTATTGGGGCAACTAACTA